ACTAATATAGTGATATGTTGGGGTTTCATACTCAAGGGGGGTTTTCTAATCACCTCTCCCCCCTTGTTCATAATCATGGAAAGGATAGAAGAAAAACTTCAAGAAACATTAACACACATTCAAAGAACACTAAGCACAGATTTACAATGTGCTAACTATTGGTTAATGGAGCATTTAGAAGAGATAAAAAGACAAGAGCCAGAAATGAGCTTTGATTATCTTGAGTATTGCTCTGTTAGATATGAACATTATCGAGAGAAACTTTCTTCTCTTGCTTTAAGAAAATGATAGAAAGAAAAACAACTAAATGTAAAAATATACAAAAATGACAATCATAACAGCAGTTTGTAAGAACTGCGGAAAAGAATTTAAGAAGAGAGATAAAGCTACAAACTGGAGAGCTAATAAAAATAGAGTTAGACCTGTTCAGTCTGTTTGCTGCTCTAAAGACTGCTCCAGAGCTTGGAAGAATACATCTAGGAAATACAAATGAGTGTGGCTGTTGATGAAGAATTCTTTAACAAGATATTAGATTTCTATTTGAAGAATAAGAGTGTGTGTGTTGTTGATGATAAGAAAGGTGATTAGTGTTCTATTGTTTTGTGTGTGTATTGCAAGTGAGTAGTAGAGTTCTGTTTATGTAAGTGACTACGAATGCAGCAATCACCTAACCAGCCAACACAAGACTTCATGGTTTCTTAGGGTGACACACCGCACATAACATCTATTAAGACTACCTAACCTTAGCTAACCGCCTACTCCTGTAGTATAGTTTAAGATTAATAGTAACCTCTGCCTGTATCTCGAGAGTGTTTTACAGGGCTATGATCCTTTTAGGGATATGTATTATTTAAACATTTATGTGAAGATATATTCATATGAATGAGTTTTCATATGACATTTGTATAAGTTGCTGTTTGATTAATGTTCACTCTATAACACATAACTTTATATAAAACAAGCATTATAAAAGAACATAGTTCTTTTACTTAACTGTCCATACAAACAGTGCTAATCCCTCACATTAATCAAAGGGGATAATCGTTCGCTTCGCTCACTAACAGTCCAGCATTCCCCCCCTCGCTTTGGCTTCGTGCCAAAGTAGGCCCTATAGGGCCTAGTCCCGTACGAAACGGGACCGATTCCCCCCCTGCTTTCCCCTATGTATAGTTATTCGGTATACCGAATAACTATTCTGTATGTAGTGCCTAAGTCTAATTCATGTAGTGGGTAAGTTTCCTATGGAACTTTATTTAAGAGACCCGACGTTGAGCGTGGGGGGGGATTTAGGGGGGGGCCTCTCTGGAGTATTTTTTTTTAATATAATTTTATAAAGTATGAATGACACAATAAGTTATGATACTAGACCAATGGCAAAAAGATGTCTTAGCTGCTAAAGGAAATCTAGCTATTCGGTCTGGAAGACAAACTGGAAAGTCTACAGTAATTTCAGTCTTAACTGGTGAGTATGCTTCTAAGAATAGAAATAAAATAGTAATGGTTATAGCCAGCACAGAAAGACAGGCCTATCTTCTTTATGAAAAAATTTTTGATTATATGTTTAAGAATCATAGAAGTTTAATTAAGAAAGGTAAACAATATCAAACTAAAACAAAATTAGAATTAAAGAATGGAACTAGAATATTTTGTTTACCTACAGGTTTAGATGCTAGAGGTATTAGAGGTTATACTGTAGACCTTTTAATAGCAGATGAAGCAGCGTTTATTCCTAGAGCTGTATTTGATGCAGTTATTCCAGCCTTATCAACAAGAATAAACCTGGGAGCCCGTATTATCTTACTATCAACTCCTTTTGGTAGAGATAACTTTTTCTATGATTGTTTTGATGATGATACTTATAAGAAATTTCATGTATCATCAGAAGAATGTTCTAGGATTAATAAAGAGTTTTTAGAGCATAAGAAAAAAACTTTATCTAAAATAACTTATGCTCAAGAGTATCTAGGAGAATTTGCTGATTCACAGATGCAATGGTTTAATGATAAATTAATAAAATCAACTCAAACACTAACTAGAAATAATATTCCACCAATATCACCTCATGCTAACTATTATCTAGGAAGTGATATAGCTAGAATGGGAGATGATAGTTCAACTTTCCAAATATTCGAAGAATTAGATGGTAAACTATATCATAGGGATAATATTACAACTCAAAAGACTAAACTTAATGAAACTTATGATTTTATCATTAATCTTGATAAACAATATGATTTTGAGAAGATATTTATAGATAATGAAGGTATTGGAGTAGGAGTTTATGATTTCTTAATAGGAAATGACCAAACTAAGAATAAAACTTTTGGAGTTTTAAACTCTCTCGAGATTGAACAAAAAAACAATAAGAAAAGAGTTAAATATCAAAAAGAAGAACTTTATACAATTTTTCTATCATTAATGAGACAGAAACTAATTAAACTACTAGATGATGATGATATTTTCTTCTCTCTAAGAGCAATTAGGTTCGATTACACGACGGACACACTAGGAAGAAGTCACTTAAAGATAGGAGCTTCAAGGCATACAGACACAGATATACCAGAAGGTTTGATTAGAGCAGCCTTAGCGATAAAATACAAAGATTTAAATCCTATGGTTTACACTATAAAAGTATGAAGAAGTATAAAATAAAAGTTGATGATAAAATAGAAGAGATAGATTTAGAAGATAAAGACTATTTATTAATCACTTCAATAGATAAATTAACAAATAATATAGAAAGATTGAGGCTAACTTATGGCAGATAGTGGAACTTTAGCTTCAACTGCTCAAGTTTTATTAGCAATAGGAGAAAATGCAGGAGCTAATCAAATACTAGAAGCTAATACTAATATTTGGGTATTAATGGCAGAGTCTGATATGGAAAAAGCCTTTGGAGATAATGTTGGGATTGTAGCAAACTATGCTTCTATTACATCAGCAAATAAACAATGGTTAGCGATGGTAGCTTCACATAGAGCTGCATTCTACGCTATCAATCAAAATCAAAACTCATGGCAATTAGCAACAGCTCAATCTAAATTAAATGTGTGTAATAGTATATGGAAAGGTTTTTTATCAGACCTTAAAGCTAACAAAGCTGATATTATTTCAGACTTAGGATTATAAATGCCACTAGCTAACCCAGAACTAACAGAGTTTACAACTGCTTCACAAGCAATAATAAGCTATGATTGGACTAATATAGCAGATGGAACTGGAAATAGATTATTTTATGGTTTTACCACTCAAGACTCAACTGGAATAAATGAACATTTATCCACTGAAGCAGAACGTTCAAAAACAATAGAAACTACTGGATCTTCTGGAAACAATTTTGTAGTAACTAAAGATTTTGATTTAACAGCTTTTAATTTACCAACAACAATAGGTGGAACTGGATTAGTTAGTTTTTGTATTGCTGCAAATATGAATATAGCAGGTGGGACAATAATCGCATCAGCAACTTTAAAAAATAATACAACAATAATAGCAACAGCAATAAGTGAAACATATTCTGCACAAATTAACGGTGGAAAAGATTATATTATTATGCCAATGACAATTAATGAAACTACTTTTCAAGAAGGAAATGTTTTAAGATTAACAATAAGATTAACAAGAGCAGGAACACAAACAGGAACAGAATATATGAGTTTCACACATGACCCATTAAATAGAGATGGAACTTATATCATTCCTTCAACAGATGGTTTAACCTCACAACTAAAAATAAATATACCATTTAAACCATTCAACTAAAATGGCAGAATATAACTTATCAAACGCAACAACCACAGGATTAACAAATGTCCCAAACTTCATAGTAGATAGTATGAAGCTAGATGTAGCTAATGATGGTAATGGGGAAACTTATGTTTATTTTGATAAAGCACCAGAGAACTTTGGATATTATCTAAATCACCCTCAAGTATCCAGCCCTATTAATTCTTTAGCAACTTGGGCTGTATCTCGAGGTTATGTAGCAAAAGACCCATTAATGAAAGCTCAACTAGACCATGTTACAGGAATGGGTAAAGACACATTTGAAACTATTATGTGGAACCATGAAGTAGTTAAGTTAGCTGTTGGAGATGCTTTTATTGAAATGGTAAAGAATAAGAAAGGAGATATAATTATTAATATGATTCCTATTTCTCCAGAGAGAGTTAAGGTAGTGGTTAAAGGTTCTAGGATAATTAGATATGAAATTTGGAATAGTAAAAAGTGGGTAACTAAACAACCAGAAGATATTTTGCACTCACAGAACAAAAGAATAGGAGACCAAGTCCATGGAACTTCTTTAATTCAAGCTAATAAGAAAGTAATTGATGCTTTACTAGAAGCTAATGAAGATGAAAGAACAATAAAACATAGAGATAAAGCCTTAGGTATTGTTAAATATAAAACTAATAATGTGGGTAAAATTGCTTATGCTAACACTCAAATTAAGAAAGCTGTAGAAGAAGGAGATATGTTAGGAATGCCAGAAGACACAGCTGAGATATTACCTTGGCCTAGTAGAAGCTCAGAGGATAGGCAGAGCTGGTTACAATACTTAGAAAACCTAAACTATCAAACTGGTGGTGTCCCTAGAAGTATAGCAACCTCAGACGGAACCTCTGAGGTAGGTGGTAAAATGGGTCATGTTATTTTCGAGCCTATTTACACTAAGGAACAGAAAGATTTAGAAGCTGACTTATGGAACCAACAAGCAATACAAATAACATTCAATAGACCGCCAAGTTTAGGTGGAATGCAACCAGAACTAGACGAAAGTAAAAATACAGGCCAGATAGGAATACAGCCTAATGATGTAGAGGCATCAATGACTAGAGAATAATGGCAGTCTTACCAATTAACCAACCAGGAACAGCAATAGATACTTCTCAACAGAAAGCAGCACAAAAACTTTTAGAAACAGAGAGAAAAAAGACAGATGAAGAGAATAGAAGAAATTGTGTTAATAAAGGTGGAGTTTGGAATGAAGCTACTAAAACTTGTAGCTTTCCATTTAAAGACCAAAAACCAGACCCAGCTAGAATTAAAGTGCCAGAAGAGACACCAGTAGACTTATCACCTAAAAAAGTAGATAGAACTCAACCTCTACCTAAAGGAGCTCAAGTTATTACAGATGCACAAGGTAATGAGAGGATACAAACTCCAGAAGACATAGCACAAGCTAGACAAGATATAGAAAGAAACCTAGGAAGGCAAAGAAGTGGAGCTTTAACAACACAACAAGAAGAGGCTCAAATGTTACAACAACAACAAGGCCAACAATTAGTAGGCCAAGTTGGACAATTCGGACAACTAGGAGTGAGTCCAACTGGTTTAGATTATGGAGAGGCTGCAACTGCTGGTTTTGTATCAAATATAGCAAGAGCAGCAACAGTAGCAACTGGAGTGGCTTTATATACTGGAGCAGGAACTAACCCTGTTAGTTGGGGAGCTACAGCTGCAGCATTTGTTGGAACATTAGTAGGGGGAATGATTAGTAATATGGCCTCTCAAAGAAGAGACACAACAACAGCACAACAAAGAGTTTTAGATGAAGGTAAACAAACTATGAAAGACTGGGCAACCTTAGCTCAAGCTGACCCTTCAAATAAAGCAAGATATTTGGCAGAATATAATAAACAATCGGCACAGATAGACCAAGCATATAGACAAATGAAACTTGACACAAGCAGAGATGTAGCTAAGTTTGAGACAGCTTTACCTAATTTAGCAGAGTTCGAGGCTTTCTATTCAGCAGGTGGGGAAAGAGACACACTAAACGTAGAAATGAGAAACTCATTAACTGCTGTATCTTCTGAAGGTTATGATATGATGGAACTATACAATAGGAGAGGGACTAATGAATAAAGTTCAATTTTATATATTAGTATTTTTATTTGCATTATCTTTAGGTTTTATTTTAGATAATTTAAAATGGTAACAATGACAACACAAACAATAAATATAATTCAAAACGTAGGTTTTCCAATAGCAGCCTTTATGCTGATGTGGAGATTTTCTAGTGTGACACTAAAAGAAAACACTAGAGCTATTAGAGATTTATGTATTAAGTTAGAACATGTTATTAATAAATAGAAAAGTATTTAAATGACACACACATAAATAAGGTATGCAAAATGAACAAACAAATAAGACTGACACACAAGGAGCAGAAGCTAATAAAGCTTTGGCGACTGATGGCCAACCTCTCTCTGACTATGATAAGGCTTTGGCACTTGTTAAGAGGAGAGAAGAAGCAACCAAAGCAGAAACAGAAGTCCTTGAAAGAAAAGAAAAACTAGCTGCTAATTCTATGTTAGGTGGAACTTCTGGTGGACATGTAGAAGCTACACCAGCTAAAGAAGAAACCCCTCAAGACTATGCAGCTAAAGTTATGTCTGGGAGTTTAGATGACTAAAGAAGATCTAGGGATCAAGATAGGCTCACCAATAGAGTTAGTTTGGAACAATGTTAAGAAAAACTGTGAAACCCAACTAACTCAAATGGAAGCAGAAAAGTTAATTCTTGAACAAAACTTAGAACTAGCAACTAAAAAGTTAAAAGAATTAGAGAATGCACTTTAGTTTTATTCCTTATGGTAAAAGAGCAGAAGTAGAACTTTTAATTAGAGATATGGAAGCCCAGAAGCATAAGTTAATTATGACTAAGGATAAGCAACAAAAAGCTATGTGGATACAAGGGCAAGTGAGACTTTTACCTTTTGGTATTTATGAGTATGTTTTTCCTAAAGAAGATTTAGATAAAGTGTTAACAACACTTCAAGCAAAGAACATAGCATATAACTTTAAACAACTTCCTTTAAAGATAATTAGGAAATTTCTAAAGTTAAACAAAATTCCAAAATATGAAGAAGAAGGAACTTATCTTTGGATAAGAGATAATGTCTCAATCTTTCCCGTCGGTATAAGGGAAGATTTAGAATTAACTGACCCATTACTAGATGGATATAGACACGAAGCTATCTGAGTTATTCGGTTAGCCGAAAAACTAAAGATTTAAATACCCCTTTTTCTAATATGAATTATGGCAAACGAAGCAACATTAATGATTGAAACTGAAATGGCTATTCCATTTACAGTTGCAGACGGAACTGGTTTTGGAAAAGGAACATTTCTTAAATTAGCTGACCCTATGACTGCTTCTGCACATGACGGAGATGAAGACTATGTTGCAGGAATTGCTAAGACTGAAAAGATAGCAAATGATGGTAAAACAAATCTTGCAGTATGGAGAAAAGGAATTTTTAAAGTAACTGCTTCTGGAAGTATTACAGCTGGTCAAACAGTAGCTTTAGGAGCTATTGCTAACAGTGTTAAAGTAAGCGACGCAACTTGTGTATCTTCTAAAACTTTAGGTATTGCTTTAGAAACTGCTTCTGAAGGACAAACATTTTTAATGGAATTAAACCCAGGCGTGGGGGCTAACGCGTTCTCATAATGGCAGATACTTCTGGAATGGCTGATATTAGAGGAATTGATATAGATAAGCTAGTTAAAGGTTTTGCTGATATAGATAATATTTTTAAGAAATTTGCTAATAACTCTACTACTAAAGCTAGAGAAATTAGATGGTATCAAAAAACTAGTGGTTTCTTAGACACTGCAGACACTACTGGAATAACTGGTTCTCATATTTCAAACACAGCAGAGGGTAGTTTACCTTTTGTAACTGAACAAAGCTGGACTAGAAACACTTCTTATGTAAGAAAGTTCTTTGTAGGTAGTCCATTATTTACTATTGAAGACCTTAAAGATAGTGATATAGATATTTTAGGAACTAATGTTAGAGATCTAACTCGAGCTGTAGCTCGTAAAGTAGACCTTCGATTCTTCTCAGTTATTACTGAAGCAGACGAAGCAACTCCAACAGTACCTAACCCAAGCACTGTAAACTATGGAGCTAGTGTTGCCGATGGTTGGAATGACGCTGTAACTGGTGATCCTATCCAAGATATTATGACTATGAAACAAGCTATCTATGCTCAAGGTTATGACCCAGAAGGAGCTATCTTAGCTATGAATAGCTTAGAACATCAATACTTATTAGAATTTTTAATTAGTGTTAAAGGTTCAAGTATACCTAACTTCTCAAGTGAGAAGATTAAGACTGGTTCAGTAATGTCTATCTTAGGAGTTAATATCGTAGTAAGTGAGAACTGGACTACTGACTATGTTGGTATGTTTATTCCTGGAAGAAGTGTAAGTTATAAATCCTTTATGCCTATGACTGCAGCAGTAATTGATGAACCTGGAATTGGTAAAAGAATTAGAGTATGGGAAGAAGGAGAGTTTATCTTAACTGACCCTAAATCGGTTTATATCTTAACAGATACAACAGTATAAAATGACACAAGAAAATGCTAAAAAACTATATGAAAGAGTATTATTAAAACCAACTAAATCTAAAGATGACTTAAAATATATTTCTAGATGCGAAAGTCATTATGGATTTGGTAAAGTAGAAAAGGTAGAAGTTAAATCTAAGGTGAAGAAATAATGGGTAGAAACCAAAGAGATGAAACTACTATAATAGGAGTTAGAGAAGGCCTTGCAAAAATAGGCAATAATGCAGGTAGTTTAACAGCAGCTAATGGAACTGAAAATTGTTCTGTAACTAATGTAGCACCAGCCGGAGTAGGAACAGCTACAATCTCTAAATGGCTACTAATGAATATAGATGGAGCTGATTACTACATCCCAATGTGGACTTAAAATTAAAATGGAAAACTTAAATATATAAAATGGCAGTAGGAGATTTAACGGCAACACATATCGTTACTACTTCGGCTATTGCACAGTCTACAATAAAAGCGGCAATAGACGCAGAAACTTTAGCGGCTGCAACAGACACTATACATTTTTTCCCTATTGAAGGTAGAGAAAAACAAATCTCTGTCTGGAAAGTAGAAAGAGCAGCTGCATAAACATTTATAAAATCTATTTCTCTATAATTCTATGGCAAATACATCTGGAGAAAAGGAACTTAAAACTGATTGGCCTATAACAGAAGGGTTAATTGCTGAGACAACTAAACAGGCAGGGAGAGATATTACTCTAAGACCTCAAGGCTTAAATGGGCTAAAATCAACTATTTCTGATAAGGATAGAGTAGGTATCTAATGGCTAGACCACCAACAGCTAACAGCATTTTAAGGAATTTTAAGAAACAACCTTATGCTCCTTCTACACCTATTGCTACTAACATGCACTTACCTAATCACTCTGGAGACCATAGCGCAGGTAGTATGAGGAGAGCTCCAGTTAATAATACAGATTTAGTTAATAAAGAATATGTAGATGATACTATAGGAGCTTTAGATTTACAAGATGTTACAGATGTAGATAATAACACAACTAATGAGTTAATAGTAGAAGATAGTGTAGCAGGGATATTAAGGAATAGAGTGCATAATACTTCTACTGCTTCTGTTTCTGTTATTGGTGCTGGTTATGAATTAAAAAATGATAATGATTACTGGGGACTTTTAGCTATGACTAACTCGGGAGCCACTATCGGTTCTAGTGGATTTACTAACACAATGCACCTTTATAATCAAGGTTATGGAAACACTCTTTTAACAACAGACGGAAATAAAGACTTTGTCTTTTACGCAGACCCAACAGATTCTCATAATTTTAGTGCATTAAATAGTTCTATAATGACATTAAAAGCTAGTGGTGAATTACAAATGACTAATAAAATAACTAATGTTACAGACCCAACAGCAAACCAAGACGCAGCAACTAAGAAATATGTAGACACATTAACTAAAGCTTGGGATTTTACAATACTAGACCCTAACGGAGCTTATGATGTAGACACCCAAATATTTATCGGTTGGGCCAGAGATGATTTGACAATAACTAAAATTCAAGTGGAACTAGATAGTGCAACAAATCAAGTGGCAGGGGATCTAAAATATGCTGATGATTTTTTAAGTTTAGCTAATGCAGCAGTTATTAATGATTTTGATACAACCTCGGGAAAGAGAACAGACACCTCAATTTCCAGTGCAAGTGTTGCAAGTGGAAAAGCGATATATTTACAATTTGATTCACAACCTCATGAAGATATTAACCAAATGCACGTCCATATTGAGTGGGAGTTCTAATGGCAACTACTTATTATGTTTCAACTGGAGTTAAAGACTGGCATGTTGATACTCTTTCTGGAGCAGATTATAATGATTTACAACTTAAAGCATTTAACAATAGGGTGACATTCCCTGCTACCTCTTCTTTTGCTTATGCCAATATTGATACTTCCGGAATTCCAGACACAGATGTTATATCTGCAGCAACTCTTAAACTGGATGAATATTCTTATACTGCTTCAAGGGGAGTAACAAAAACTTATTATGTTTACATTTTAGATGGAACAACTTGGAGAACAATCACAACATTAACTTATGGAGGGTCTCCAGCAGTGAGAAGTGTTACACTAAACTCAACTCAATTAGGTTATATAAGTAAAACTGGAGAAACAAGGTTCAGAATTGTAGTGCCAGACCCAGGAAATATGAAATATAGAAATTTTTTAATTAAAGCGTATGAAACTTCTCAAGCAAATGCTATGAGATTAGAGGTAACACATGCAGCACCAGTTACCTTCATTCCTCAAGTAATTAATATTATGGAAAGTTAATTCGTCGTCGGTATAATAGTATATTGTGTGTGTTGTGTGTGTTGTGCAAACATTTATAAACCCTTTATTCTTATATATTACATGGAAGGAACAAATAAATTAAACCCACTCTTAACTGAGATGGAAAAAATAGAAGCTGAATTAATGAGCTATATGATTCCAAAGGAAGGACTGAAAAGTGACAGGTGAGGAATATACTTATTATAAAATGATTAAGGAGATTTTATCAAGATGATAATTAACTTTGATTCAATTAAGGAATGTTGTAAGACTATTGAAGACCTTAAGAAATTAGATTCAGATTTTAGAGAGTTAGAAGGGGGTATGACAGAATAGATGACACAAACAAAACAAAAGGAACTAGACACTAGCTCGTGGAGTGACTTTGCAGGAGAATATTTGAAAGCTGAATTTGTTGACACTTTTCCAGCGATTTTAGTTTGCACTGGTATTGAAACTATTCAGAGAGAATCTGGCGCAGGATTAATTGCTTTAGTTGAATATAATAAGAGAAAGTGGAAGTTTGACTTAAACAAAACAAACCAAAGCGTTATTAGAGCGAGCGGAATCAAAGCCCCAAGAGACATAATCGGAAAGAAGTTTTTAGTTGAAAAGATTAAGGTTAGAAATCCTTCAAGCAATACGCAAGTTGATAGTTTAGTTATTAGTCAAGTAGAATAATGGCAGGAACTACATTACAATTTAAGCAAGAGTGGGTCTTCAAGAGGTTAATATCTGCAAAGAAGCAGAAGCTAATACTTTCTAAGAAGAAATTCCTTGCTCAAATGTGTTTTGACTGCTTAACTACTAAAAGAACAGCTCAAGAGGTCTTAGATAGCTTTGAAGCTAATGATAAGATTAAGGTAGTAGGAGATAATATTCTGATTAAAAAGATTTAATGGAATGGCCTGATAAACTACCAGAAATGCCAATGAATGACTTTAGTAATGCTTCAAAATCTGCAGTTAAGCTTATTAAGAATACAAAAGGAGTTAACTGGGAGATTAAGCTAGTAGCTGGAGAAGAAGATATTATTGATAGCTTAAAAGATAAAGCTGTTAAGATTCATTCAGAACTTGAAGCTGAACTAGGAGAATAAATTTATTATTAAACCCTTACTTAAAGGGTTCATATTCAACCCCAACCGCT